GATCGAAGACAACGTGGCGGTATCAAACCCGGCAATGACGGGTCTTGGTCATTTCATTGTTTCAACTGTGGCTATACTGCTAGTTTTGTTTTAGGTCGTACTTTAACATTTAAAGCTCGTCGACTGTTAGAGTGGATGAATATTCCTAAAGAAGAAATTGAGAGAATTAATCTTGAAAGTTTAAAACAACGATCTATTGCAGGACTGCTCACAGAACGTCAGGCAGTGGCCAATCAGATACAGGGCATTGATTTTGAAGATCGAGATTTACCAGCAGATACACAGACATTAAATGAACAGGCCAAACAGTATCTTCGTGATAGATGCATAGCCTTGGACTATCCATTTTTGTACAAGACCATGCCACGTCCTGGCATTGTGATTCCGTTTACCTATGACAATCAAGTGGTAGGACATACTACTCGTTTTTTAGATGATCGTATACCACGATATATTCAAGACATACAGTCGGGATATGTGTTTGGAACAGACCTACAAAAACCAACATGGCAGTCGGTCCTGGTCATGGAAGGTGTATTGGATGCACTCAGTGTCAATGGGCTAGCAGTGCTACACGCAGAAATTAACGATGCACAAGTGCGACTAATTCGTAGTCTGGGTCGAGAAGTGATTGTGGTCCCAGATCAAGATGAAGCCGGTATGCGCTTGGTGGATCGTGCAGTGGAATTAGGATGGAGTGTAAGCATGCCCGAGTGGCCGGTGGGTGTCAAGGATGTAAATGATGCAGTAATTCGTTGGGGACGATTGGCCACATTGCTAAGTATTGTGCAAGCCCAAGAAACTAGTAAGATTAAAATAGAACTAAGGAAAAAACAACTTGTTAAAAGATTACGGTAATTGGTGCCCCGACATTTATCACAATTTATTTGTTGACCGTCATAATAGCGATTCGATACGAATTGCGCCGTGCTGTGCTTCACAGGCCGCTATTGAACAAATTAATACCTTTAGCTTTGAAAACAATTTGCATCTGACTAAATTAAGAAATCAATTTAGAAATAATGAACGCCCGTCAGAATGCCAGGCCTGTTGGGACGCCGAGGATGCTGGTCACCGAAGTCGTCGTCAACTTCAAATTGAAGAAAATCCAGCAATTGATAAAATTGATTATGATATAGTACTTACAGGATTAGATCATTCAGCAACCTGGGCGTGTAATCTTGCTTGTATCATGTGTGGGCCAATTAATAGTAGTACATGGGGTGCTGAGTTAAAATTAAACAAGGAAGAATTAATAAAATTAGGTAGATATTTGCAAAAAACAAATAATTTTGTTGAGGTTCTTGATTTATCAAAGATTACCAAGGTTTATTTCAATGGTGGTGAACCATTATTAAATAATGAACACTTGACTTTAATAGAAATATTAGATAAAAAAAATCTTTTAAAAAACGTTTGTCTAAGTTATACTTCCAATGGAACTATTAGTCCTTCACAAAAAGTTAAGGATCTATGGAATAAAGCGCAATCAGTACAAATATATTTCAGCATTGATGCTACCGAACGGGCATTTAATTATATAAGATGGCCCGCTAACTGGAATATGGTTAATAACAATATAGTAGAATTGATAAATTTTTCTAACAACTTAACTGTTGGAATCAATGCAACCGTGGGTAATTATAATGTGTTAGAAGTTATTGATGTGTATAATTGGTTTAATAAAATTTTACCTGATAGCACTAGGTTGTTTAATTGGCAATTTGCCAATCAACCAAATTACAAACTAGAACATTTGCCAATGGTAGTTAAACATAAAGTGATCAAAGAATTAAAAGGCATTGAAAAATTAAACGGAATTGTTAATTATATCAACTCTACCATGGACACCCCGTCAACGAAATTGTGGACACACAATTTTGATCAGATCGACAATCGCCGAGGAACGAATTGGCGGGAATCTTTAAAAATTGGAAAATATTATTAAAAAGGATTTATTTTGTTAAAAGATTACGGACTTGAGGTCCAACGCCTATTCTTAGAAATGATGTTGCAGGACGCCGAAAGTTATGTGCGTGTACAGAACATCTATAATCCTGAAAACTTTGATAGAAGTTTGCGACCAGCAGCCGAGTTTATTGCTGAACACAGCAATCAACACAAGACACTACCCACGGTAGAACAGATCAGTGCCAGCACAGGCGTCAAGCTACAGCAGGTTCCAGATCTCAATGAAGGACACTTTGAATGGTTCATGGCAGAATTTGAACAGTTCACTCGTCGTCAGGAATTAGAACGAGCAATTTTAAAATCAGCAGATCTGTTGGAAAAAGGCGAGTATGATCCTGTAGAAAAATTAATTAAAGATGCAGTTCAAATCAGTTTAACCAAAGACATGGGTACAGACTACTGGGCGGATCCCAGACAACGCATCGACAAGTATTTTAATTCAGGTGGGCAGGTATCAACAGGGTGGCCACAGATGGACAAGATTTTATATGGCGGATTTAGTCGTGGTGAATTGAATATTTTTGCCGGCGGTTCAGGTTCTGGTAAATCCTTGGTCATGATGAACATAGCCCTAAGTTGGTTGCAAGCTGGACTTTCGGGCGTGTATATCAGTTTAGAACTTAGCGAAGAACTGTGTGCCTTGAGAACTGATGCCATGTTGGCTGGTATGAGCACAAAGGATATCCGCAAGGATATTGATCAGACTGAACTCAAGGTCAAGCTGGTTAGCAAGAAAGCTGGACAGTATAGAATCAAAGCCCTACCTGCGCAGAGCAACATCAACGACATTCGTAGTTATATCAAAGAAGTGCAAGTGCAGACCGGAATCAAGGTAGACTTTATTATGTGTGACTACCTGGACTTGTTGATGCCTGTCAGTGCCAAAGTCAGTCCCAATGACCTGTTTGTCAAAGACAAGTATGTTTCAGAAGAACTGCGCAACCTAGCCAAAGAACTTAATGTGCTGTTTGTCACAGCTAGTCAGTTGAATCGAAGTGCTGTGGAAGAAATTGAGTTTGACCATAGTCATATTAGTGGCGGTATCAGTAAGATCAATACTGCCGACAATGTGTTTGGTATCTTCACCAGTAGAGCCATGCGTGAACGCGGCAAGTATCAAATACAGTGTATGAAGTCGCGTAGCTCCACAGGTGTAGGCATGAAGATTGACTTAGACTATAACATTGAAACTATGCGTATTACAGATCCCGGAGAAGAAGAACAAGCCGGAGGATTTAAACGTCCGGGTGGCAACTTGCTGGACAGTATCAAGGCCAAGAGTACCATGCTGTCTTCAGAGCCGCAGGCTAAATGTGAAGAAGTGGGTAAAATCACAGCCGACGTGCAAAGTGCAAAACTAAAACAGTTATTAGGTCAAATTAAAACAACGTGATACAGTACGAAAACATAAGAAATGTTCATTTTGAAATTTCTAGTTTGTGTAATGCAAGTTGTCCATGGTGTCCCAGGACATTTTGGGGGTATCCTCACAACGGTGGATATCCTGAAGTAAATTTTACACTGGATCAGGCAAAAAAAGTTTTCACTACAGATTTTTTGACACAATTGACCAGTATCTATATCAATGGTAATTTTGGCGACATAGTAATGAATCCCGAAGGTCCGGCCATTGTAGATTATTTTGTGAGGACAAATCCCGATCTGATAATCACAGTCAGTACCAATGGTTCGGCTAGAGATAAAATATTTTGGACAGATCTGGCCAGCACCGGAGCCACTGTGCAGTTTTGTATAGATGGGCTTGAAGATACACACCACCTGTACAGGCAAAATACTGTTTGGTCTACGGTAATTCGCAACGCTCAAACATTTATCAAAGCAGGTGGACAAGCTGTTTGGAAAATGATTCAATTTGATTACAATCAGCATCAAATTGAATCATGTCGGCAGATGAGTAAACAGTTGGGATTTATAGATTTTTGTCTGGTAGACGATGGAAGAAATACTGCACCGGTATTTAATCACGCAGGACAACTTACTCATGTGCTAGGAAACTATGTTGGCGAAAAAAACTTCACAGTTTTATTTCATAAAAAAACAACAGATCAAATACTATTGGAAGATATAATTCAAGATCGAACGCCAGCAAAGTCAATCAGTTGCCAGGCAAAAAATAATAACTCCATTTATATTTCATCCACTGGCGATGTTAGTCCCTGTTGTTGGACTGGATTTTATCCCAAAACTTACGGTGCCGGTCAATATCATCAAGCGGCTAACGCTCAGTTGGTTCCATTGATTGTTAAAAATAATGCGCTAGAATATCCATTAAAAGACTGCATTGATTGGTTTAAATCTGTAGAAGACACCTGGAAAATTGATCGTTACGAGCAGGGAAGATTGGTTATTTGCGACGACGTATGTGGAGAAAAGCAATAAATAATAAAAAGGTCCTGGACTAAAATGCAGAAAAAAACTCGTAGTCTCTTAGAAGAATTGGATTCAATGTACATTGAGCGCGATCAGCGTCATGTTATTGAAAACCGTGCTGCCAATGTTATTGCCAGTGCCATACGTTTGCTCGAGCAAATTGAGGAAACATATACTCCAGATCAAGCCCAAAATCTACAGCGCAAGCTGATTAATGCTATCAATCAGCGCGATCCTGCTAAATTTACCCGTACAGTGAGACGAACCGATGCAAATTCATGAAATAACCGAGGCAGTCAGGCCGCCTGTTAAAACAGGCCTAGCACAACAATCGCAACAAAGAAATACACCTGTAGTACCGGCACAAGCACAGTCTAATCCAACAAAGACAACACCAGGTGCTGGAGCATTTGGACAAATGGCCAACACCTTAAGGACTTATGCGCCACCTGAAACTACCAGTACTGGTGGAACATTAACACAAACAACAAACGGACAGGTACATAAGGCCAATCCAAATAATCCAAATATAGGACCGGTAATTGCTACCACTCCGGCAGGCCAATCACCCGCACAACAGGTTGTCGCAAAAAAATCAAATATTTGGTCCAGGGTAAACAATGCAGCACACGGAGTCGCTGATTATTTCTTGCATAAAAATCCTGCATTGTATTCAGTTCCTTATCGTAATGGTTTACAAAACCAGCTACAATCAACAAGAGAACATCCAGCAATTACTGTGGGTAGTGGACCTACTGCGCAAGTATATGTCCACAACGGACGCAATTATGTAGATCAATCAACTGGCAACCTTATGCCACCTACTGTGGCCAAGTCTATGGGCTTAAAATGAAACTCCTAGAAGGTGGTAATGTATTCAAGAACGGCGACGGCCAATCCTTAACACAACGTATCAATCAGACTGATGTTAAATCGACACTTGCTTGGCTTGAAGAAATGTTGCCAGATCTTGATTTACAAAATAATACTCTTGGTAGTACTGGTATTAAAGACACCAGTGGAGACTTGGATATCGCCGTAGATGCCAATCGAGTTAGCAAAGAACAACTGGTAGCACAATTGTCACAGTGGGCCGTGAGTCAGGGATTTAAGCCTGAAGACTATGTTCGTAAATCTGGCACCGCTGTACATTTTAAAACTCCAATTGATGGCCGCCCGGATCGCGGTTATGTGCAAACGGACTTTATGTTTATGAAAGATGTTCCGTGGTCAAAGTTTGTGCTAGGGGCGATGCCGGCAGATTCAAAGCACAAAGGCCGCGAGCGTAATGTGCTTATAAACAGTATAGCTAAGAGTATGGGTTACAAGTTAAATCAGAATTCTGGAATACAACGCAGAGACGATCCTAGTAATACATTAATTACAAATAATCCCGACGAAGTTGCTAAGTTACTGTTAAACAAGACATCTACACGACAAGACTTAGCAAGCGTAGAATCTATATTACAAGCACTAAGCACCGATCCTAAACGCGAAAAAAAATTAGCAGATTTTAAACAACATATGGAAAGAGAAGGATTGCCGTTTCTGGAAACTACAAATGAAAATACAGACTTGTACCAAGATTACAATGAAGTAAATTTTTTGGCTCGTTTACGAGACCGTATTGTTAATCAAGGCATGCAGGTTATTATTGAAGCAGAAGTTCAAGGCGGCCGTGCCAAAGGTATTGAACACTTGGAAGATCTAGTGTTTCGTTTAGGCAGTGTTGGCATCAAACAAGCCATGAACATTGTGAAACACACCACACAAGACACACCAGGAACTACCACGGTCAAGTGGGACGGCAAACCTGCCCTAGTATTTGGACGCGATACCGACGGTACATTTATCTTGACCGATGTGTCAGGATTCACCGCCCGCGGTTACAACGGCTTGTTTACCAGTCCTAGACAGGTGCGTCAACATTTGGCCGCTAGAGATCGCGAAGCCGAAGCACAGGGCCGTCCGGCTACTCGTGTGCAGGATCTTGCTCCTATCTATGACAAGTTATGGGGCATGTTAGACGCCGCGGTACCTAAGAACTATCAAGGCTTCTTTCAAGGCGATCTGTTGTACACTGATACTCCGCCTGTAGAAGCTGGGAACTATGTATTTCGACCCAACGAAATAGAATACAAGATACCAGCCGCCAGTGATATTGGTCAGCGTATTGGTGCCAGTGAAGTTGGCATAGCCATGCACACTCGCTATGCTGAACCCGGGGCTGTCAAAGAACCCATTGGCACGTTCGAATTTAATTTGGTACCAGGATTGTTACTGTTGGAACCCGTGACGGCCAAGCAAAATATCAAGCCAGAAGCACAGGCCGTCAAGCAACTGCGTACCATCTACAACACCCAAGGTGCCGCTATAGATCAACTGTTCAATCCGGCCGATCTTCGGGCTCAGCAAATTACCGACCTGCCCAAGCTGTGTGTGGATTACATCAACAGTTGTGTAGGTGCAAATTTTGATAACCTCTTGTCGGATTTTGGTCCATGGCTGTTGCAACATGCTGGCCCACGCAAGTTTGGCAACATAGTAGAATATCTGAAAAGTCCACAGAGCAATCTTGGTGCCATGGCGGCCGCATTTGATACTTGGGAACTACTACACGCTATCAAAATGGACTTATTAGGACAACTTGATCTACAGCACCCGGGGCAGGAAGGTTGGGTCATGGCTACACCTGCTGGTATGGCCAAGGCGGTAAATCGTCTAGCCGGTGGATTTACTGCGGCAAATCGGGCTCTAAATAATCCTAAACAACAGGCCTAATCTTCCTTTTTTACCCAAAATGGTAAATACTTGCAGGTCCTCCGTGACCATATATTAAGGAGATTTAAAATGGCTTATATTACCGTAGTTTCTGGTGGCGCACAACCAGTATTTGCAACCGACGTATTAAACGGTTCCGTTGCACAAGGCGCAAACTTAGCAAACGCTTCAGTAACCAACTTCCAAGGTCCTAAATTAGACTTTTTCTCAATTGTAGCTAACAGCTCATTGGGTGTAACTGGTGCTGGTAACGCAGCTGGTTTTGTGTCCAACACATTACAAGCATTACAGCAAACAACAACAGTTGCTATGTACCAAGTAAACCCAACTTCACCAACAATTTTAAACGTTGCTGTTTACCCAACTGCTGCTGCTAACAGCGCAACAATTCTTTCTTCTGCTCAAGGTGCCAATGCAACTGGCGGTTTGAACATTGGTTGGACTAGTGCTGCTGCCAATGCAGTATTTGTAACACAATAATAGTTAGATCTATTAGCGACAAACCCTGGAATAAAACCCAGGGTTTTTTGTTGACTAAGTATTTGTATCATGCAAGCCAGCAAAATCACCGAAGTGACCATATATGAAAGTCCTGACGGGGGGCATACAGTGTACGCCCGCCGTCCCGGAAGTACACACAGAGAATTATATAGTCGCAGTGAGGAAAAGCAGTTGGAACTGGCCGAACTAGAACAGCAAAAACGTTGGGTTGATATTTTTCAACAGAGAAAAAATAATGCTGAACTAGATCGCCTGTGTGAGCAGGTGGAAATCATGTATGAATTGAGTCGACCATGAGATATGCCTGTCAGACCTATTTTGACATCACTGCCACCGGTGTAACTGGACATTTTAAACCGGCCGCAGTGCCATTCCAAGATCGTGCTGGCCAAAACATAACCAATTTGGAATCGTGGAATCGAGCCAGAAATCAACAACGCAATTGGGAAACCTTAACACAACTGATATCCATGCGGGCCCAGATATTTGAACTGCTGGAACCTTTGGATTATCTAGATACTTGGACCTTTGAATTTGAAGTAGAAACTGCCGATGCTTTTGGACCTGCAGACAATCCAGTATCTGTCCTGTTGGCCGACGCCGAAGGAGTGCCTATGATCAATAATCTCAACAATACTCGAGAATTGTCCCCGGTTCTGCGTACTCGAATGCCCAATCAAAACATTTGGTTTATACCAATATCCATAAATACTTGAAGAGTTTTTGTCCTGAGACAAAACAAAAATAAAGAAAACAATTATGGTTGAAGCCACTGACATTGAAAAGAAAAGTTTAGAAGCACATGTGGAACTATGTGCCGAACGCTACAATGCACTTGAAGACAAAATGAGTGTTATGAGTGAAAACATTTCGCATCTATGCGAAATGGTCAAGGAAGTCAAGGACAATATCAGCAAATTGAGTGAAAAAAATACCGATAGACTCATTAACTGGGGTATTGGAATTATTGGATTTTTGTCAGCATCGACAATTTATCTAATATCGCACTATGTAATTAAATGAATCCAGATCAAGAGTTTGAACGCCTGTTTAGGCAAGAATTTCGTGATATTGCACCCAACACAATTTGGCGCAACAATCTAGGTGAATACGAAGCATTTGAAAAATACAAAATTGTGCCACATCGACCCGGGTATCGGGTATTTTGCAGCGCCACAGAAGTGGGTGTATTTGGTACCACTCGATCAGCATTAAGTTGGTGTATAGCCGACAAATTTAAGGCTTATAACACTGCACGAGATATATTGGTGTTGGATCAGCACCTAACTGCATTAACTCGAGATATTGCTACTAGAACTGCTATTGGCGAGCGTAGTAAAAACTGGGAATTTAGGGACGGCATCGGAACCAAATTAGAAACCAAGATCATACGTAAAAAACAGGTAGAAAACGATTTGGCCAAATGTGTAAACTGGGCTAAATATATTCAACAACAAGGATTTGAAAATGAAACTGCAAGAACTGGCCGCAATCAGCCCAACAAAGCAAGCCGCTAAGGTATTTGAAAGTTATTTTGGCGGTCGTGTCGACATCAACGCAATTAGCCGCACACAGGCTCGTCGATTATTAAACCGTGTTCGTAACCTAGTTAACGAGCATCGCCGCACACCTAAATTCCATTGCAGTGAACAGAATCCCAGTTATCTTAAACTGGTCATGATGGAGCAGTTTTTATCTGCTCGTGTTAAAGAAGATGCCATGGGCGGAGCAACTGTTGGAATGGCACAGCCATCAGGTGGCACAGCGGCCAATACAACCAATACACCCACTCAAGGTACTCAAGCCATGCAGGCTGTAACCATACAGCAGGCTAAAAAAGCAAAACAAGATGAACTCCAGGCACTAAAGCAACAACAAGCCGATCTTCAAAAGAAGATGAGCCAGGTTCAACAAGAAATAAACAATCCTACCATGGCCGAAAGCCGCCGCCATCGCCGTTTGCGTGAAGCATCGGAGATCCAACAGGCCCAGGTGGTGCTGGCCAGCCAAGACATGGTAGACCAAGTACAAAAAATGAGCGAACAGATCAGTTCCATGCAGTTCAAAGATTTACCGGCTCTGGTGGATCAAATCAAAAATGAAGTTGGAGTTGACCAAGCTGGTCAGTTCAATGGTGATGCCAGTGCTGCACTCAGTGGATTATTACAAAATCTTCAAGGTGCCAAACAACAGTTAGAGGCCGCACTTGGTGTGGTTACAGGGCAGGCTCCACAAATTCCTGGTCAAGACATGGGTGCCGAAATGCCATCAGTTGAAGAACCACCTGCTGAACTACCAGCACCAGAGGGCGATGTGGATGCCGAATTGGATGCCAATTTAGAAACTCCTAAAACCGCACTAGGTCGCGGCCGCAGATAATGCGCATCGGTGAAGTAGCAGATTTAGGTTCACAGAAATTGATGGCACTTGCCCAGTTCCTGAGTGGCCGGAGTGATGATGAATCTGCACAAAAACAAATCAGTCAACAGGCCTTTGTTGATTTGGCTAAAAGTTTAGGCGTCAATGTTACCATTGAAAACCTAGGCGATTTAATTAGCCAACCACCACTTAGCAATTTATTAGAACCTCTTGATCCTAATTCGGGTGTGGTACGATTCAAAGGCAATACCGAAGCTGAAACTGGAATGAGCGTAGACCAAGCACAAGCAGTTGTTAACTCCAATGCCAAAGCGGCCTTAAAACGTCGTAGTTAAAAATCCTCATAATATTTTAGTAGTAAATACAAGTCATGGACAATCGCATTACGATCGACAAGCTCGAATTCTACATCACCAATGTGTGCAATCTAACCTGCACCGGTTGCAATAGATACAACAACTACAAATTTGCCGGTTGGCAAGACTACAACGATTATCACGATATCATACAAGAATGGACTAAAAAGATTCGTGTGACCAAAGCCATAATTCTGGGTGGAGAACCCTTGCTGAACCCCACAATCAATCAGTGGATCGATGGCATCAAAGCCGCTTGGCCTGATGCCTATTCGCCTGAGATTATCAGCAACGGTACTCGACTTGATTTGGTGGATGGTCTGTACGAAACTTGCCATCGCAACGGTTCCTGGATAGCTGTCAGCGTACACAGAGATTCTGACATTGAGCTGTTGTCTGTGCGTGTGAGGAATTTTTTAACTCACCCAATCCGAGAAGGAGTTGCACTCCGTGCCGACATGAACAGCGATTATCAATTTATTGATGCCAATGGCGTACAGGTTCATGTGTGGAAAAATTATAATTTTTTGCAAAACAACATAATTGAACGCAGTGACGGTTCACGCACTTTATGGCAAAGTGATCCAATAGCAGCTCATGCGATTTGTCCTCAGGTTCTGCATAAAAATTATCATTTTCTTAATGGAAAGATTTACAAATGTGGTATGGCACCCTTGATGGCCGAGTTTGATCGCCAATATCCGTTTGATATATCCAAAGAGGATCGTGCCATAATACACACAGATTCTGGACTTGGCATTGATGAATTTGACCTGCGTGGAGAGGAATTTTTTCGTAATATAGACAATCCAATTGCACACTGTAAATTTTGTCCAGACACATTTGAGTGGCACCAAATTGAATTTACCAATCTCAAGCCCAACAAGATTTGACTTTTGGAGTTAAATACAGTACAATGAAGTCGTGGAGGTCTTAACTATGAAAAAAATTCTATTTGTGGCATTGCTGACTGTTGTTAGCATGGCTCATGCTGATCGTTGGCACTACGGCGGCGGTCGTTATTACTATCATCCAGGATATGGGTGGGCAGTACCGGCAGTGGTTGGTGGAGTCATTGTGTATGAAGCTACTCGGCCTCCTGTAGTCATTCAACAAAGTCCGGTTTATATACAACAGACTTATCCTCCGGCTCAGCCGGTCTATCCTGCTCCGGCCGGTTATCATTGGGAAGCCTTGGTAGATGCCAGTTGTAATTGCTACAGAACAGTATTGGTGCCAAATTAATGAGACAAATCTGTTTCGTCCTTATGATGTCGATTGCCGGTATTGCCATGGCAGCCGGGCTAGGAAACCTGTTCAACGAATTAAGTAAAAAGCCTGTAACAGTACCGCAGTCACCACCAAAGCTACCGGTAGCTCCACAGCCACCTAAATCACCAACACAAACAGTTAAGAAATAATATGGCATACAGCGATAAAGTAATTGATCATTATGAAAATCCACGCAATGTGGGTAGTTTTGCTAAAGACGAAGCAGGCATCGGTACTGGCATGGTCGGCGCCCCGGCCTGCGGTGATGTCATGAAACTACAAATCAAAGTGGAAGATGGAATCATAACAGATGCAAAATTCAAAACGTATGGCTGTGGGTCGGCGATCGCTTCATCGTCACTTGTCACCGAATGGGTCAAAGGTAAAACTCTGGACCAGGCTGGCACAATTAAGAACTCTGCAATTGCAGAGGAACTTGCGCTCCCGCCGGTTAAGATACATTGTAGTATCCTTGCGGAAGACGCTATTAAGGCTGCAATAGATGATTACCGTAACAAGCACAGCAGTTAAAAAGATACAAAATAATTTAGCCCGTCGTAGCCAGGGCTTGGGCATTAGACTAGGTGTAAGAACCACAGGATGTTCGGGACTAGCCTACGTACTAGAATATGTGGACGAGAAATTGCCAGAAGATTCAGTTAGCGAGCAAGACGGATTTGTTATTGTGATGGATCCCAAGAGTCATGCATATCTTGATGGCTTAGAAATAGACTATGTACGCCAAGGCCTTAACGAAGGTTTTGAATTCCGCAATCCCAATGAAAAAGACCGCTGTGGATGCGGAGAAAGTTTTCGTGTATAACCCAAAATTTGATTATCAACCCTTGAGTCGTGTTAGTATAGATGGCAAGCGTCTGTATGCTACCCCAGATGGTAAAAAGTTGCCCAGTGTCACAACTGTATTAGAAAAAACCAAGCCCGAAGAAAAGAAAGCGGCCTTACAGCAATGGAGAGATCGTGTGGGTCATGCGAAGGCACAGGCTATCACCACCGAAGCGGCCAATCGTGGTACCAGAATGCACACCCATCTTGAGCACTACGTCAAAACTGGCGAGCTCAAAGACCGCGGATCAAATCCGTTTGGTTGGGCCAGTCATGCCATGGCGCAAACTGTAATTGAAGATGGCTTACAAAATGTCTCAGAGTTCTGGGGTGTAGAAATTCCCCTGTATTTTCCCAGCCTGTATGCTGGCACCACTGACGGCTGTGGCATACACCTGGGCGATGAGTCAATCCTAGACTACAAACAAACCAACAAGCCCAAGAAGCAGGAGTGGATTGAAGATTACTACCTACAGCTGACAGCCTATGCTCTGGCTCACAACGAAGTTTATGGCACTAACATACGCAAGGGTGTGGTGTTAATGTGTGTTAAACCACCGGTAGATGACATGGGCAATCCACTTGCACGCCCGGTTTACCAAGAATTCATTCTTAAATCTGAAGATTTCGACTACTGGTCAGATCAGTGGTGGCGTCGCTTAGAACTGTATTATTTGATGGCCTAAGAGTTGTTAGGCAACTGACCTAATACTTCGTTACCATCCGCGTCGATGTCACTAGAAATATCTACAGAATTACTACCGCGAGTGGCAATAATTCCAGCACCACACAACTGTTGCATTAAAAAATGTACTTTTTTTTCCAAATCACGCATAGCAGAATCTGGGTCAATACGATCGTCTCTAGCCCATAAATTTGACATGTAAATCTCCTGGTTTGTAGCAATATTTAGTTGATACTGTGGCAAACAATCCAGCTAAATACTGAATAGAATTCAAGGAAAATTAAATTGGCCATAGTACAGATATCGCAAATCACCAACCGCAAAGGATTGGCAATAGATTTACCACAGTTGGCTGGTGCCGAGTTTGGCTGGTCAACAGACACTCGACAGTTGTGGATCGGTAACGGTACCATAGCTGATGGTGCTCCGGTTATTGGTAATACTGAAATTTTAACAGAATTTAGTGACATTCTGGCCTTTACCAATACCTACACTTACCAAGGTCGAGCTGCCGGATACGCTGTACAAACTGGCGCTACCCCAGGAACACCGGTTACCTTAAGCCTGCAACAATGGATGGATCAATTTGCTAGTGTTCTGGATTTTGGAGCAGTAGGCGACGGAGTAACTGATGATACAGCCGCAATTAATCGGGCCTTATATCAATTATATTGTAGAGAAGTCAATCCGCAAGTGCGTCGTGGTTTATTTTTTCCAGCCGGCATTTATAAAGTTTCGGGCACCATTGATATTCCTCCGTATGCCATGATAATGGGCGAAGGTATTGACAGCTCAATAATTAGTTTAGTCAATGAAAGTGGATCCGTGCCATATGTGGCACAGACTGCCGACAGTTTACAACAGACCGGAGTTAACATTGCAACCAATGGTGCTATACCCCCACAGTATATCAACATCAGCAATATAGGATTCCAGTCAGTTGATCCTGTTGCAAACGTATTTCTTGTGGGTCAAGCTACCAACTGTCGTTTCCAGAATGTAGGCTTTAATGGTCCTCTGACCACTGCTGATTTGTATGCACCTCACTTGACAGTTGCAGTGGATTTTTACAGTACCACCACCTTGACCTGCAATCAAATTGTGTTTGATGGATGTGTTTTTGACGGCACAGGTTATGCGGTCAACACAACCCAGTCTCTACAAGGAATCACTTTTACCAATTCAAAATTTACAACCTTTTATCAAGGTATTGTGTTGGGCAACGGAACACCTATTGCACCGGCCACAACATTTGACATAACTGGAGTTAGAATCACCGGTAATTTATTTGACAGCATCTATAGAGAAGGTGTTGTGTTTGGACAAATCACCATGAATGCGACCGGCCACAACATGTTCTACGATGTAGGAAACCATTTTACTGGAGCCACCGGCACACCTGAAACGGCTATTATTGATTTACAATACAACAACAATATCAGCATCAGTGACCTATTCCAGCGAGTCTTGGTGTATGCATCCACTTATCCTTGTGTACAACTAAACAACCTACAAAACATTGCCACTACTAATGGTGGACAGTTGCAGTTGGGTACTCAGATTATGGAATCAGGCACAAAGGCAACTTTGATCAACAACAACACGGGTACTATTTTTAGCATACAAATTGATCGTATATCAGCTCTGACTGTGAGCTATACCATAAGTCGCCTACCCACAGGTATCCGTACTGGTGCCATTTCGGTAGTGACCAATCCCTTATTTTACAGTGACGACTACATTGACAACTCCGATACCGGAGTGACTTTGAGTTTTGTACAGGTTAGCGATTTGATTAGTTTAAATTATCTGACCACCGACACTGGATTTGATGGAACCATCAGCTATTCCGTATCTTATCATTATTGATGTGGCCTTTAACTTTTAGTGCCCGACTGGAGAGTTGGAGTCTCCTGCGTGATCGTTGTCAAAATATTTCTTTAGAATCTGCACTTGACGCCATTAATGAGTGGTGGTTTTTGGCACCGTGGCGTCCTTACTATCTACATTGGGATGACCAGGCCACATGGCCTGACCCTTGGCAACTTTTGAGCGACGATGTCTACTGTGATCTTGCTCGTGGGCTGGGAATCCTGTATACTGTAATTTTGCTGGACCGTGCGGATATGGCGGATGCAGAACTGATTTTAACCGAAACAGGTGATAATTTAGTCCAAGTAGCAAAAGAAAAATATATACTTAATTGGAGCAGAGAATCAGTCGTAAATACCTTCCAAGAGATTAAAATCAAACGGCGGTACCAGCAACACCCTATAAAATAATAGTACATTAAAACAGAACGAGAGTTAGATGACGCAGATTACAGTTGTAAAAAGAAGCGGCGCAAAAGAGCCACTACAGATTGATAAGTGGCAGGCACAAGTTGCTAAGGTATGTCAAGGAATTGCCGATGTCAGTCAGTCCATGATAGAAATCAAAGCCCAGTTGCACTTCTATGATGGCATTACCACACAGGAGATCGACGGCATCACCCTGCGAGCCATTGTGGACTTGATTGATGTAGAATCAAATCCAGATGTAGGACATACCAACTATCAGTATGTGGCCGGCAAGCAACGTCTCAGCATGTTGCGCAAGGATGTTTACGGATCATACGCTGTGCCGCATCTCTACAACATTGTGAAGAAGAATGTAGAAGTGGGTCTGTATACTCCAGAACTGTTGGATTGGTACACCAAGGATGATTGGAATCGCATGAACGACATGCTGGACCATGACAAGGATGAACTATACTCATACGCGGCCATTGAACAGCTGATCGAAAAATATCTGGTGCGCAACAGAGCCACAAAGGAAATCTATGAAACCCCCCAAATTCGTTATATTATTGCGGCCGCTACTGTGTTCCATGCAGAAGAGCCCAATGCGACTAGAATGCGTTACATCAAAGAGTATTACAATGCTGCTAGTGATGGCCTGTTTACTCTTGCGACTCCTGTTCTGGCTGGACTGGGAACACCAACAAAACAATTTAGTAGTTGTGTGCTTATACGTAGTGACGATAATCTTGATAGTATTTT